TCCCACAAACACCACCGCGTCATATTCACGGGCTGATAATGTATTAATGGGGTCAATCATATAGGGCGTCAGCGATGACTCCCACGGACCGGAAGTATTGGCTCCCCGTGGAACCCGCATATAACGTCTGATGGCTTCCGCTACTGGTAACCGGCCGGGTGGGCGAAACAGCGAGGCCACTTCGCGCCAGATATCGGATGCGCGGCTATGGCTCTCGTTCACCTGATTCACATATCGGCCTCATCACAACAGTCAATGACTGCCTTTTCCAGTGTGTCGCGGATCTCATCAACCACAATCTGTACTTCATTCAGTTGTGATGCGGTCCACCCCCTGTCCCTCTCCAGCCGGTCAGGCCAGGTTTCCAGTACCTGAACTATCGCTTTCACCACGACAGAAAAGGACCGCCTGACATCACTGACTGGCACAAGCTGACCAGTTTCCTGCTCAAATTTCAGTCGGTCACGTTCTGACTGGTACCATGCTTTACGCGCATGAGGATCCATTTCCTCGTTATCTACAGGCAGAGGAGCTTTCATCAGCTCGGCAAGGATATCTGTCAGTCGGTACAGTTTGAGATTGCTCTCATGACCACCGGCTGGGCTTATGTTTTTTACCCGAGCCGCAACAGTCTGTCGATGAGCACCGGATAATGCGGCCAGTTGGGAAATATTCAGATGCAGATTTTTTAATTCACGATCCATAACTCCCCCTGAAAATTATGTAAACACACACCAGTGATGAACAAAAAACAACCAGATTCGACACTAAAAATTTTTATTTTTCTATATATCAACAACTTACACTGGCGGTGATGGTGCCATAAAAATCAAAAAATGCGCCTTTTTCCGCGCCGCCCGCCCCGTGTTCAGGCCCACCCCACCAGGAGGACCCGCAAAAATGATAATGGTTATCATTTGCAACAAAATCCAGTTTCTTCCACCATCGCACCGGACTGGCGACTATGAGGGGACAACACCGCGCTCCGTTAACGCGGTAAACCCCGGTGTGTATCGTTTTTGATTATCCCCGCACACTCTCGCAGAGGAGTCTCCCTGTCGGGCTGCGGTCTCTGTTAATGAGGGAATACAGCGACGATACGGCGCATCAGCAAAACTTAGTTCAGGCACTGAGTGCGGATATAGTCCTGTGCCCCTTCCAGCTGCTTCTGCATTGTCATCAACCGTTCTCTGAGGATGAAATAATCCCGTTCAGCGGTGTCTGCCAGTCGGGGGCCGGTTGCATTATCCACGCCGGAGGTGCCGGTGGCTTCACGCACGGTACCGGAGCAGATGGCGTTGATCCGCAGGCGCTTACGACCAGCGGCAACATCAGCACGCAGAGTTTCATTTTCAGCTCTCGCATCGGCTAACTCCCTCGAGTATTTTGCATCGAGCGCAGCAACATCACGCTGGCGCACCTGCATGTCAGTAATGGTGGCATTCGCCTGTTCCAGCTCTCTGGCTTTTTTATCACGCTGCGCTTTGTAGGTGAGCGCGTTGTCACGGTAATGGTTTGTTGCCAGCCACAGCGCACCACAGCCAACCGCCAGGACAATAATCACCACACACAGAACACGGTTCATCTCTCTTTCACCCCACCAGTCCCGATAACGTCAGGACTCGCCAGGCGGTGGAAAAGAAAATGGCAACCAGCATGACTAAAAATGAAATGCCGACAAGTACACAGAGGCTCTTCACCAGCGTTATGAGTTTATCTGATATCATTAGCCACCCCATCAATCCGCCTTTGTTATTTTCCCTTTGCCTGTATCAGCCAGGACAAAATCAATCAGCATATTCGCTTCATTTACCAGCGTACGGATTTTTGATACATGCGCGGCTTTAACCTGTTTCCACTCATTCAGCCCGGTAGCAAACACACTGGCAATGTTTTTATCCCGTTTCATGTCAGCACCAAGCCTGGTTGAGTTCTTCCATCACGCTCATTTTACGGGGATTAACGACAAAACCCTTCGTCCAGTACTCGTAAAGAACATCGTCGCACTCTTCCTGATACCGGATGACCTTATCGCGGATTTCGGGTTTTACTTTGTTGGGATTAATGGTTTGTAGCCAGCCGGCAAGTTTTCGAAGTGGCATGGACACCATATTGCGTTGTTTCCCATCCTCAGCAACCATAACGATTTCCGTTATAGTTGACGCAAAACGCTGTCTTAACTTAGCCAACTGTGATTGCCAGGCCAGCCCCATCCCCGCAACGACAGGTTTCATGGGAACGTATGGTTCGCCATTATGGTTAACTACATAAAGAGAGTTGCCGTGAAACGGCACGGCCATCATATTCATCGGTTATTTCCTTTTAGTGATGAACCCTGCGCACAGGAATAACCAGCCCAAAGAGGGTTAACCAGACCACTGCCGGTTATCCACCAGGGCTCATCCTGAAAGGTTCTTTGGTTTATTTACGCTTGTGCGAAGCGCAGAAATGACAAAGGCACCATTACGGTGCCTCTTCATGAAACAATCTTGTTGACTTTATTCACTTACATTTTGCAAATTTGCAGGATTTCGTGTTATCCGTCCATGTAAGCAAACCTCATTTTTCAGCAAAATATTCTTCTTATCTGTCGATTCCCCAGCACGCCAGCGCGCTCTCCTGGTCACGACGGGATACCTGACCGTAACAGTTGTTTGAACGAATACGGCAGTCTCTGCCGCCGTCCTTAATCCACCAGAGAATCGCTTCGCAGGCACCTTTTCGATCACCTGCATTAATTCGTCTGTAAAACGTCGACGGGAAACACTTACCGGGACCAATGTTGTACGGACAGAATGACGCGATACCTGCTTTTTGTGGCTCGGTCAGTGGAACTTTTATATTACGCTCCACCCATGCCAGCGCCTTATCCCGTTCGATAGCGTTAACCCGGTCGCATTTTTCCTTCGACAGCTTCATGCCAGGAATCACAGGCTTACCATCCACCCGGGTGGCTCCACGGCAGATGGTCCAGATACCCGCACCATCACGGTATGCCGTGGTGTGGTTACCTTCCTTTTCATCCAGAAACTGGTCGAGGATTTCAGGCGCAGAAGCACCTGCGGCAATCAGCGCCAGAACGGCAGCCGATAAACCATAGCGGAGTTTCCTGCTCATCAGCTTACTCTCCCCGTGCCGCCTTACGCCGGTCTTCTTTAATCTTGAAATACAGGTTCGTCAGATATGTCAGCAGCCCAAACAGCAGACTCCCCAGCACGCCTATTGCCGCCCACTGAGACGGGGAAACCCTGTCCAGCAACTGCAGGAACCAGTAGCCCGTTCCCACCGCTGACGTGGTGTATGACACACCTGTTGTGATTTTTTCCATCTGGTTCATACCCCGCCTCCCGCAATCCGGAAGCTCACAACAATAAAAAAGACCACCGGCACACACCGATGGTCCCTGACGCATGCTTACATCATCATGTCGCTGTCCGGTGTGGGGTCACCGCTATCTGAAGCACTCCCCTCACCCGCGATGCCTTCCGGCTCCGGAGCTGCCGGTGCGCCCAGCAGTTCATCCAGAATGGCATCCACTTCTGCATCAAGACGCGCTTCCAGGTTATGGCGAAGTTTCTGTTTCAGTGCGCTCCGGACTTCTTCAGAGCGCAGGACTTCCTTCACTGCTTCAGCAGTGACCAGGGATGTAATTTCTGACATGGGATTTTCTCGTCGAAAGATGTGATTAAGAAAGTTGCCGCTAAATGAGCGGCTCTTCGGGTTTGCTTCCGGCTGACTGACTGGCGCTGATTTTCTCAGCGGCCCTTTTGTCAATCTGTCTGCGCCAGAAGTCACGCATGGCCCTGTACCCACCCGAAAGGAGATACAGCACACAGACCACCGTACAGAAGTACAGCATTAACTGGTTCAGAAATGTCATAATTTCTTTCCGTTATTGTTGACAATAAGAACTGTTTTCATTAAAAACCAGAGTACGAAAGTATCGTTCCTTTATTTTTTCTCCATAGGTATCACCACCGCCAGCGTCCATTCCTGTCGCTGGCGGTTTTTTTATCATGCCGCAGTGTCTGTGCTGTTCACTTCCACCGCAATGCTGTCTATCAGTACCGGGTAAGTCGCACCTCTGGTAATGTCTGTCACATGCAGTTTATCCGCCGCAAAGGCACTGACCGGTGACTGCGTCAGCGTGAACGGTGTGCCATCCTGACCATCAATAACCGGCGTCACCTGCAGGCTGTTATTCCCGGCAAAGCGGAAAGCCAGCGTATGCCATTCGTTATCAAATGCGCCAAAGGTTCCCAGTTTCAGGTTGTTTGTCGCCACTTTCGCATTGTGGTACATCACATTCAGGTCTTTTGCATCTGTCTGGATGTAGAACGCTGCCAGCAGGTTATTCCCCCCGTCTCCGGTCAGGGCAACGCCCTGTGGCAGTGAAGATACCGGCCAGTAAAACGCCATAACATACTGGTTCGCAGCCAGCGCTCCCGAAACCTTAAAGCGGCAGCGAATCTGCCCCCCTTTCTGTAACAGAGCCGCACCGTTGCCCGCGGCGTACTCCAGCACCCAGCTGCTTTTACCGGCTTCCTTGGTCAGCTTCACTGCCTTACCTCCGGTTCCCTCCGCATCGCTGACCACTTCTGCCCTGCCGCCACTGGCTGACCATCCCTGTACTTTCAGGCTTCCCTCTGACTCGCTGGCAAGGTAAGAGAGCAGTGTTGTGACGCCTGTGGCTTCTGCACCGGAAGGCGATGACGGGCGCACCTCTGATACTGTCGATGATGCCCCCGCGTTTAGCGCCACTCTTCCCGCATGGCGCAAAATCGCCGTTGCCAGACGGTCGGAAATAATCCCGCGGCGAGCCCATGAACTGAAATGGCTCGCCCTGTCCTGTGACGTCCAGGTGGCTGAGCTGTCACGCCATTTCGAACCGTAATATCCGATACCCGGAATGTCCGGGTCTTCTTCCGGTTTGTTCGTCGGCACATTCACCCCGTTCTCATCCGTCATGAACGGTACGAAATGGATATTCTTTTCCGTTTTGTTTTTATAGCTGCCATACACCGTCTGGTACGTGGATTCGTTCTTCTGCTTCCAGAAATACGTCGTGTCCCCGCATATCCAGGGAACACCGCCAGCAGAGCCACCGACGCACTGGCCTGCCATATCCGCCAGGTCTGCACGGAATTTATCAACCAGCGCACCAAACTGTGCGGCGTGATTTACCGGCGTACCGCCAAAATCAAATTCCCCCTGCATCCACACCACGGCAAACAGCACATTTTTCGGATTCTTCTTCAGTGCTGCTTTTGTTCGACCGATAAGGTCCTTATACAGCGGCTTGTCCACACCCCAGCGGGTTGAATTCTCCGAAGCACCACTCGCGTCACTGTATGTGCCATCAGCTCCGGTGGTGAACGCTGAACCACCACGACAGCACGGAACCAGCAGAATGCCCGCATTCGCCGGTATAAACGGCAGCAGTTTTTTGGCGATATGCAGCCCCTGCCCCACGGTTCCGTACTGCCCCTTTGACAGGTCCGCTTTCGGATGGTTAAGGCGGCTCATGTCCTGCACATCATGCAGACAATGGTCCGCCGGAATGATGTCGTTATATTTGCATGCTGCACCGCCCGGTGTCACCGTACTGCGGCGCGCCAGCTGCTTAATACGCGGGTCCGGACGGTCATATGTCTCCGGCAGCGGAAGACCTTCACCATACGACATGCCGTTTGACTGCCCTGCCAGAACCACAACAAAGTAATACTCCGGGTCGCTGGTGGCACTGATTACTGCACCTTCTCCACCTGTCGGCTTCACCACAACAGGTGTGCTCACATCACCTTCTGCGACAATCGCCTGAATAAGTGCTGCGCCATCATCCGTATACGAAGAAAACGGCCCACCGTATGGTTGCCATCCTTCACGAATTTTTTGCGCAAGTGCATCAGCAAGGTCTGACGGCGATGCCGCCCTGACCACATCGTAATGTTTAAATGTCATGAATCCTCCCGGCCGGGATAGTGTACTGAATCAGATAAAGAGCGGGCTGAAGTCCGGAAGTTACAGGACAATGGCAGAAGGGAGACTTACAGCCCGCAATTCGAAAAAGGCCGCGCAGTTGCGCAGAGTGATTACCATGGGGTATTATTCGCCAGCTGAAATATTACTTCACGTTTTGTTGTTTATTCCTTGCCGCCCGCGTCTCCCAGCGCGGGCTTTTTTTGCCCATAAAAAAAGCCCCTCCGGAGAGGGGCTTCGCTACGTGTCTGTTAACCATATGCATGGTGCCGGGTGCCTCCCGGTGAGTTCAGTATCAGCACCTGAACCCGCACAGAAAGGATAGAGTAGAAACACCTGCGCTGATATGCCCCTCCGCTCAGGGGGATTCACCATGCCAGTTTCTTTTAACAAACTCCCCGCAAACCAGACAACTGTCAACCGTCTGAATTGTGAGACATTTAAAATTTTCGGGGCGTACCTGATACCCGGTTAATTCTGCAATATCATCCGTTCTGACTGACTAAATCCTGTACTTCCCTGACCGTCTGCTCAAAACGTTCAGTCTCCAGCTCAACGCCAGTTGCACGACGCCCCAGCGCCATCGCGGCTTTGACTGTCGAACCCGACCCCATGAAGAAATCTGCAACCAGGTCACCCGGACGACTGCTCGCACTGATTATCTGCTGCAGCATTTCTGCCGGTTTTTCGCACGGATGTTTCCCGGGATAGTACTGCACCGGTTTATGCGTCCACACATCCGTGTACGGCACCTGCGCCGTCACGCCAAAATACCGCCGCAGATGCTTATATTCACTCTGTAGTTCCGCATACTGCCGGTTCAGTGAAGTATACGTCTCCAGCAGCTGGTGGTGGGGCTTCTCCAGTTCACCCCGCTGATGCTTCTCTTCTGCCACCCGGGCAAACAGCGCCTGTAATTTCAGATAATCGCTTTCGTTCGGTAGCTGCCACTGACTGGCACTGAACCAGTGCGACACCATGTTTTTCTTTCCTGTGGCATCCACTATCTGTTTTGCCGTTATCCCCAGGGCAGCACGCGCATCACGAAAGTAAGAAATCAGCGGAGCCATCACATGCTGTTTCAGTGCCCTGCCCTTCGCCTCATACCCGGCATCTTTCGGACGATACGGCCCCTGATAATGTTCCGCGAACAGAATGCGCTCTGTGGCGGGGAAATACGCCCTCAGGCTTTCCTTGTTGCACCCGTTCCAGCGTCCGGACGGCTTCGCCCAGATAATATGGTTCAGCACACTGAAGCGTTCACGCATCATGATTTCGATATCAGATGCCAGGCGATGGCCACAGAACAGGTAAAGACTTCCGGCAGGTTTCAGCACCCGCCAGAACTGCGCCAGACACTGGTCCAGCCACTTCAGGTAATCATCGTCGCCCTTCCACTGGTTATCCCAGCCCTCGGGCTTCACTTTAAAGTACGGCGGGTCCGTGACTATCAGGTCAACAGAATTTTCGGGTAACGACCGGATAAATTCCAGGCAGTCGGCGTTGACTAACTCACAGCTGGATATTTTTACAGTATTAAGCATGGATCATTAAGCCTGTCTCTGATAGGCTCATTCTGCTTTTGCGCAAAGCAGTGGGCCTGAGGTTTGCTTGTGATCCGGACGCATGAGCAGATGGCTGGTGAGTGCCCCTAACACCCACCAGTCGCCCATTTACCACAAATAAAAAAGCCTTCAGGACTGAAGGCGTCTGTAACAACCGAACTGATAGTCTGCCAGACCCGCCATAACAAGCTGGGTCAGTATTAACTGGCAGCGTTCGCGTGAAAGGTAAGTATTCTGCGCAATCTCCCCGACTGTCGCCGGTTCGGTGACGCTTAATTCATTAAACACTGCTCTGGCAGTTTCTGTCATATCCTGCTGTTTCAGCATGTCTTTTTCCCTTTTTCGGTTAACGTGACACACCAATAACTCTTGTCAAAAAAGCCAGCAAGCTGAAAGACCGGTATTCACCGCCACCAGCGCGTTTACTGTACTGGCGTGATTTCAGTCATAAAAAAACCCGCCTAGCGACGGGTGTAAAAAATCTTCTAACGTCAGGCATAAAACGCCCATCGTTAGGGCAAATTTACCACAGATTCGGGAAAAATCAACAAAGCTATCTGGTCACCTTTTTCAGTTGTTGTTCTGCCCATGCTTCTTCAATATCAAACTGCACCACCAGCGTATCGTAAAAACGTTTAACTGTTTTTTTCCATGTATCAAGAGATATGGCATCGGTTACATTACATATGGCATTAAATGCCTCCGTTGATGGTAGTCTTTCATAGCCACGACCACCACAACGCTGGCAGTCTCTGATAACAGGCATACCACGTTTTACCGACTCTTCACGATGAATGGCGACACCACGCCCACGACAATCCTTACAGGCGGTGGAAACCTCCCCCTTCCCGCCACACTCCGGACAGGCAACTTTTACCACCTCCCTGACTTTTTTCCATTCTTCCCAGTAAGACGGATACACGCCTTTTGTACACTTTGCCCATACTGGCGGCTTACCATCCGGATACTGGATCTTGTTTGTAAAAACCTCGCTTTCAATAAATTTTTTTCCGTGACAACAGGGGCACTGTTTTTTGCTCGCCGCGCTACGGGCATAATCTTCAAACGCATACGAAGCCATAATACGCATCACTGCCGGTTTTATTTCTGCCGGGAGTTTTCTTAACGCCGCCACGCGATCACACCGACTGAGTGCATATTCTGTCAGCAATTCTGTTGCCCGCTCTCTGTCATTCATACTAATGCCCATTTTCCCAAGGAACGCAGAAAACCCCATCTCAGCCCGATTCTGTGTCATGCCCTGCGCGGCCATCACATCAGTGATACTCAGCGCATCTTTTGACGTTGAGGCCGATGCATCGGTCAGGCCGGGGGATTTTGGGGAGTAGTATTTCGGTAAATCTTCCAGTTTCATTTTTTGACCTGCCCTTCAAGCATTATGGGGTAAATCTTCACCCCCAGACGTCCACCAGATACTGGCTGAGCACGAACGATATTGATTTCATCAAACTGCTCATCGTCCATTAGCAACCCCGCATGCGTCAGCGCATCCAGCGGCGCTTTCAGAATATTGTCCAAGTCACGGCGGCGCTTATCCGGTGGCTCGGCAATAATCTTTATCGCCAGCCTTCCGGACAGGCTTAATTTCAGCCGCTGCTGGCGAACAATAAGCGCCACAGCCCGGCGATAACGCTTTCCCTCCTCCGAGATAAAATATGTGCTGCCACGGCGTCGCCAGTAAGTGTTCACCGTCGGCGGGTAAGGTAAAACCAAATCTATGAGCATCAGTCACCTCTTTTACCCAAGCACGCCAGTTGCAAAGGCGTGATCAAGAAAACGAAAAATTAAATCAACCTGAGAACCATGCTTTTCTTCGAACGCCAGCGGATCCGCATGAAGCTCGTTGTGATGCTCCCGACACAGCGGTAGCGTGAAAATATCGTGAGATTTTGTCCCCATTCCGCCCTGACCATGACCAATCAGGTGATGGGGATCGTCGGCTGGCTTACCACAACACGCACACGGCTGTGTCTTCACCCAGCGAGTGTATTTCTCGTTAACCCAGCGGCGACGTTTAGGTCGTTTCATGAAAGATTCCGGAGACTCAGGATCAACGGCAATGCTGACCACCGTCTTTTCCTGTGGTGGGTTCTGTTGCTGGTGGGCGTGAGGCAGCGGCGCAAGATTTTTTGTGCGCTGTTTCAGTATGCTGGTGGCGGTCTGCTCTCCCGGTACGATGTCGCTTTCACGGTACACGGAGCGGATTTTTTCCGCACGCAACCCCAGCGAACGACGTAATACCGCTTCCGGTAGCGCGTCCGCCACCTGATTGCGGACCGCCCACCAGGATAATTCAGCCAGAGATAATTCACGCTCCTGTGCGCCATTCATTGCGTGACGGATGATGTCAATCATCCAGGCGGCCAGATTCTGTTGAGCAAGTTGATCCAGTGAATCAGATGTCTGCTCCCGCAGCTGGTTGTCGCAGTGCCAGCACAACACCATCGCGCCGGTACCGTAACGGTGAATGACGGTTTCGCTGTGATGATAATCACCGTGTAGCCACTGGCAGGATTTCACGTGACGTAATAACCAGTCAGACAGTGCACCAGCGCCACCCGCAGCACGGATCACCCGCTCATCGCTGAAAAATGGCAGTAGTGATTTATCTTCCGCCAGCGGCTGGTGAACGGCAGGTACAACCCCGGACGGCAGAGCTCGCATGCTTTTTGGTTCCGGCTCCACCAGTATTCTGCCGTTATGGAATGCTGACATTGATTCACGGCCTGGCTTAACGATAACCAGACCGAGTTCCGGTACCAGAACAGGTCGAAGTAATACCCGCACATTACCTCCAGATCCGTTGCTGGAATGTGCGGGACGGACGCGGTGGCCGTTCGGAGTAAGGGGGCCTGACGGAGATTATCCAGTGACGGTAGTCGAGGCTAAGGGCTTTTTTAACCTCGCATCCGCGCCTGCGGTAACACTGAATGAGCCATTCGGCCTGTTCTTCAGTGCATGGGGGATGCTGGTACCAGTCAGATTTGAATGCATGAGAACGCCGCCCGTGCCCGCTGGCAAAGACGGCTGAATTATCAGAATTGTGTAGTCTGGAATTTTGCGCCATCGGCTTTCTCCGGTGGCACAGTGTTACTCAGCAGGGGTTCAGCCCTGCGCTGAATTGTAGATGAATTCACTAATCTTCAAAAGCAGAAAAACCAGCCTTAATCCCAGCTTCTTTCAGAGACGGCAACGATGTGACAAATTCATTTGCACGCAAAATAAAACCATCCGTCACAAGCCCATCCACAAAATGAATTAACGCAGCTCCACTCTTCCTTTGTTGAGACTGTAAACATTTAATACGGCAGTGGCTGACAATAGCGCCATTCTCAACGCGCACAGTATAGAGGCCATCTTCACTAAAAATTTCACGTAATTCTTCGATTCTCATCAACAGAATCCTTCCAGATAAATAGCACTCCCCTGTTCGGGGTCCATCCCTCTTCTCCCTGCGCGCTACTTAAGTATTTTTGATTCTATTCCGGCGCCGTCCGGAACTTCAAACGCGTTGAAAATAAAAACAAAAACCCGCCGAAGCGGGTTAAGTGCGGGTGCGTTGAGGATGCCTGACACATCAGAGGTGGCGAGGGATTTCTCCCCCGCCAGTCTCTTACTCCTCAGGTTCGTAAGCTGTGAAGACAGCGACCTCCGTCTGGCCGGTTCGGATTCGTACCTCGCAGAGGTCTTTCCTCGTTACCAGTGCCGTCACTATGACGGTTAAACAGATGACGATCAGGGCGATTAGCATCGCCTTTTGCTGCTTCATAGCCTGCTTCTCCTTGCCTTTCGGCACGTAAGAGGCTAACCTACGTGTGTAGAGCATAGATATGGCCTCAGATTAATGTTAAGCGTCTTGCCGGACGCGTAATGTTAACTGGGGCTTTTCTCTATCTGCCTTTTGGTGTTCATGCCTGAGACAGATAGCCTCAAGCACCCGCAGCAATTTTACTTAACTCCCCTTTTCCCACAAATCGTTTTTATCCCTATTGGTAATGTTCTCCCGATGTGGGATTCCCACATTGGAACGAATTCAATCAGTTAAAGACTCATCAGAATCTCACCTTTCTAAGTGCCCACAGGTGAGGCATTGCAATAAAAATAGCAAACGTGTATAAAAGGAGGTAATGCATGTTTTTCCAGTCTTATCAATCCATTACTGAGAGTTAAGGGGGCGCCGTGGATCGGTGCGGTAATTATTTACTTAAAGATGGTCGCAGTTTAGGACAAGGGAGTTTTGGCGAAGTATTTAAGGTTGATGTCTATAACTTAACCCAGACCCACATGACCACATATGCTCGCAAATACTTTTCACCTTGCCCGGACTTTGACAAGACCGCTATAAAAGAGTTGACTGATTTAAGACAGCGTTTTTTAGTTGAGATCAAAACACAATGCACTCTCAATAGAATAAACTATGATTCAATAGCGCCAATAGTTTTATTTAATACAAATGGTGATAAACCTTATTTTGTTATGGAATTGGCAGAGTGTAACTTATATGAAGCCATCCGCAATGGTATGAACTACGCGGAGAGGAAGTCTGCTGTTACTCAGATTTTAAAAGGAATTATCACCATACATGAAAACAACTATATACATCGTGATTTAAAACCAGGAAACATACTTTATTATGCCGATGGAAAGTATAAAATATCTGATTTTGGTCTAGTAAAAGACAGAGATACCTTACGGGCCGAAATCAAAACAAAATTTAAGCCTAATCACATGGGCACAGATGGATATCGAGCGCCCGAAATACATGATAGCGGTCTTTTTTCTTTTCAAAGTGACATATTTGCAGCAGGTAAAATTATCACTGATATATATCCCACAGAAAGAAGTGAAAAATTAAAAAGATTGATTGCAAAATGTTGCGCACATTGGCCTGAAGAACGATATCAAAGCACACGGGAGTTACTGGAAGATTTTTTAAAAGTGACGGGGGAGGTAAATCATGAAGAACATAATTGAAATGGCATGTTTTAGCCTAAAACAACCCCAAAAAAAAGAAAATGAAGACTTTTATTTACCGCCATCTTTTGATAGCGATTTTAACATTGTCTTTGCAGTAGCTGATGGGGTTGGTTCCTCTGAACATTCAATGCTTGCATCTCATGCAGCCATTCGTGGCATTAGACACACGCTAGGCACTTCCTTTTTCTCAATTGAAAGTGCATTTCATTCAGCTAAAAAAGAAATTGACAATTTAGATATTAGCACTGCCACAACCTTAACAATTGTTCAGATCAAAAAAAATGAAGTGTTAATTGGTCATTCCGGTGATTGCCGAGTATACTTCAATAAAAACAATAAACTAAATCAGTTAACCACTGATCAAACGAGATATCAAGAACTCCTTGATTCTGGTGAACATAAATTACGTAATTTAAGAAATCATAAAGAACGGCTATCTTCAGTCCTAACGAATGCTTTATCAAATACAACGGATTTGAATTTTGAGTTAATGTCTTTTCCGATTAGCCAGCTAATTTATAATGGCTATCTTCAACTCTATGCAATGACTGATGGTGCCTATAAGCATTGGGATGTCAGACCAAGGTTTTCTGAGAAGACAATGCTCTCACCAACAGCTTTTGCGAGTAGTTTAAGAAAAAGGATTGAGAAAAACATAATGGATGATTACACCTTTATAGGCGTAAAAGTAACCTAATTTTAGATATCCAAGATATTTACTCTAATTTAACCATAGTATTCCCAACCTCTTTTTATTGGGGGTTGGATTCATTAAAGTCACCATTTTCTATTTCTTTCCCGTTAGAGGATATATTATTTCCAGATAAAGAAAGCAACTTCTTATGCAACTTCATATCACGCCATGCTTCCACCGCGGTAACTCTACATAGTCCATTAACAGTTCATGCCATTCTTCAAAATTGGCGTTATATTTAGTTGAAGCAAAATCAGCCATTTTATTCTTCCTCTTCGTCTTTTATTTCGTGATATGAGTAATTGCAGTAGTTAAAGAAAATATCTTTTGCTTCGTCATGTATTTCATCAGGCGTCGCATCATCATCCACTTCGAATTCATCCTCGAAATCTCCACCGGCTATTCCCGTTTCAATAATTATTTTGAACTTTCGCATTTAACTACCGCCCTGCCGGACAGCCTCCTGATGTTCTGAGGGCGCCTCCCCCCCCCTCCGGTTAAGGATTAAATTTTTAACAGAGCTAAATTTAATTATTCAGTTCTGGATTTTGTCGCCCTGCGTATCCGCGCTTTCGCGTTACGCTCAATCTGAATTAGCTTTTCTATATTTTTTCGCCTTTCCCGCTCCTCCTGACGCAAGAGCCTTACATCATCTGCCAGTCTGGTTTCTCTTTTCGCCACAGAGAGCATCCAGTCAAATGGCTCCACAACTGCACCGCAGATTTTACAGCGGACCTGACGCTCTTTTTCGTCAACCCGGACAGAGGCGTGATGGCAATATGGTCTTTCCGATGGCTCATAAAGAAAATTAACCTGATTACGTGGGTCATCCTCTTTTACCGGAAATAAAACAATATTACTTAACTCATCTTCTGGTTTTATTTCCATGCACCTCTCCTTTGATGCGAATGCCAGCGGCAATTGAAGCCTGATAGCTAATTTCACTCACAGCACCACCTCCTAAAAATTCCCCTGACAGAACGCCAGTACACGCTGCATAACTTCGCTATTTCGGCACTCACTGCAAATTATGTTCTGATGCCTGTCATAGCGGCGTATTTCTCCGTCTGGTAACTTTCGAATCAATGTCTGGTCGGTTGTTTTCTCCGCTGCCTTACGCCATACGCGATACACCTGTTCTGATGCAAAAACACCGTATTTACCGGGCATGTATAAATCGCCACAAGCCAGTACATCCACAAGGCAACGTCTGACTGAATGCCAGCCTGCTCCCGTCGCTCTCTCCAGTTGTGATATCGTCATGCGTTCATTTTTGCGTACCAGCCCGATAATTCGGGCCTTCAGTTCTTCACGCTGTTCGTGTGTAAAAGGTTTCGCCATAAGCGCCTCCGGCAATCACTTTTCCGACACAATACGACCGGATGAATCGACAATCTGCCGAACAATATCCCGGTGCTTGTTCAGCTCCCGCAGCGCGGCGCAGACACGCTCCCACTTCTGAACCTGACCTTTTGCCCGGCGCAGCTCGCGGTTAGCCACATGCAGCGATGGTAAAATCAGACCATCCGGATGTTTTCTGGTGAACAACGGCTGTGACTGCACTGTGACCGCCACACTTTCAGTTTTTATTTCTTCCTGTGTTGCGGCTTCCCGGACTGGTAACGCAGCACCTGCTGGCTGAGGAAAGGCCTTACCATCATTTTCCGTTACCAGCGCGGCTTTCGGCTCTGCTGGTAAATTATCGCCCGGCATGCAGTAACGAAATCTACCGTTCTGATTAACGCGTGCCAGCCGCCCCGTTGCGGTTACCACCGCCAGCGTGGAAGCAACCTTGCGAGTACTGACACCGAACTTACCCGCTATTTCTTCACAGGTTTTAGCCCCCTCCTGAGCGATAAACTCAATCATCATGTTAGCGCTAACTTTTGGAGCGACCTCTTCGGTCAGCATATCCTGTGTTTCAGATTTTACTGGCCGCTCTTCGGTTACCCGGGATTCACCTTCGACAGCCAGAAACCAGGTGTGACCCGTTTTATCAACAACGCCATTTTTTTTGAGCTCCCACAGTTCGTTGAGAACTTCTTCACGGCTGATATCAATTCGTGCCGCCAGTTCAACAGAATTGGCTTTACCCATCGCTTTCAGTGCATGCAATACGGTTTCCATTAAAACTTCCTCCGGATAAAAATACTTCTCAAATCAGACAAAACCAGCCGCTTTCCGGCGTTCATACTCCTGTTTCAGCAACTCAATTGGCGTTGGTCCCAACGGGCGTTTTGGTGCCGCCAGTTGTCGCCGTACTGGCGGAACGCTCAGGCCGTTACTAACATGCTTTGCCCATTTCGTCAGCTGCCGTTCTGCAAGCCGTTTTAATTCCCCTTCGGTCATCTGGCGTTCAATCCCCTTTGAACGCATCTCGAGGCAAATGTGATACAGCACAGGCTGAGGCCACGGATATTTGTCGCTTCCGTTATATCGCCAGGACTCATTACGCCAGCGGCGATACTCCTCCATCACAGCATCCACCGTCAGGCCAAATGGATTGGCCCCGCTTTCCGAAATCAGCGCCACAAACTCAGCCAGGTCCGGAGGCCATGTTTCACCCGCCCGGCAGCGGTCCATGCACTGGCGGCAGACCTGCCGGATTTGCTGCTCAGTCATCGCGCCAATCTGTGCAATCCAGAGCTTCGAAGGTGCGGCCCCGTTCTTCTGGGTCCAGCGGTTCGAATAAACCTCCCCCATGAGTTCCCACAGCTTCCAGGCCGTTTCCGTCGCTGATAAATCCGTTTTCACGTTCCCACTGCTCACGTGCTGCCCGAATTTCCTGAACTGCCCGTGATGCGGTGCCACCTGGTGCTGCTGCATGGTTTACCCCCTTGCTGACTGGTTTAACCTGCGCCCTGACGTGATTTACGTGACGGGCGAATTTCTGCTCCCACTGAATCTGCGTAAACACTTTCCCCTCCGCTGCCCAGTAGTCCCGGAATGCGGTAAGTTCAGCAGGTGTAAATTCTGTCTCCGGCAAAGCCATCCCCCACAACGCAGCCCGTCGTCGAAAATCCCGTGACGGATACCAGCTATCGGTCATCGGAAATTTTCCGATGGGTTCGCTCAGGCCATCCAGGAATACATGGGGGGCTGCCTGTAACGACAAAACTTCCTGCTCACTGGTCGGAGCACTCTCGCGTGCGTTATGTGTGGGGTTTAGATCTTTGGGTTCCTTTGGGTTCCGTGATCCGTTTTTGGGTGTCTTTGATGGAAAATTTGGGTGTCTTTGGTTATTTTCCATGCAACAAAGAGTTCCGTTTTTGGGGCTCTTTTGTGCTGAAACATAACCGTTTTCGGTACTGTTTTTATTAACAGCACCAATTTTACCCACCTTTAAAGACACCCGTTTTTGGGTGTATTCAGGCTCGGCAACACTTTCTTCTACACCGATAAGTCGGTACACCACAATTTGCTTTGTTCTGCCTTTTCTCTCACCGGTATCAACAATTAACCCAATCTCCATCAGGTGTCGTAAGCTGTCCTGCACAGTCTTTTTGTTCAGTTCCGTTACATCTGCCAGTGCAGATACAGACGGGTATGCACACAAATCGGCACCGCACATATCAGCAAGCCAGGTCAATACAGACTTACTGGATGAACTGCCGGTTTTCACCTTTTTAGCCCATCGTAGTGCATCGATACTCATACGAACCCCTGGCAGATATTTGTTTATCTGCAAAGTAATATTGATATTGCTGACGATACGCATGCTTGAAAGCAATAGCTTTTTCTATAAGCTCGTCAGTCTCACGTTCCACAACAGCTGGATCCGCAAAAAGCAGCCCGGACTCCACCACATCGCCATATTCTTTGTTTAATCCGGCGATCATGTACGTAATGCTTTTTCCATCACTGATCTCACGATACAACCTGAAATCACTAATTCGGATAGCCTCCATAATTGCCGGAATCAGCGCCGTGAATTTTTCCCGCTTATCCCTGGTGTCGATAGCTTTCCAGCGTTCGAATATCTTCACCCGGTTAACGCCCAGCGCCCGTTGATCAACCTCGCCATCATTAAACGTGACGCGTTGAACATCGATGTTCGGGCGTTCTTTCAGAGCCCAGAATGCTTCCGTGATTAATATCGTCGCCTGCTCCTGTGTCATTCCTGGTCGACATACCCAGGCATCCAGAGCCTCACAAACCTGTTCAGGGGTGATTTTCATTGTTCAACCGCCCCGCCCGCTTTGCCTTACGATATTCGTCATAAACTTTGGGGTCGTACTGAAGTTCCCCGCCGGATGCCTCTTGCAGGCGCATCGCGCGACCTTCAGGAACCAGTTCCCCCCATTGAGAAACAGCAGATGGATCAACACCAGCAGCTTTCGCTACTTTGGCTTTCGTCCCATAAAAATTAATTACGTCTGATTTAAACATCACCCCTCCAAAGTTGAGTTTTCTCAATAGTAATCACTCAAGGAATCTCAAGTCAAGGGTTATTAAGATATCTAAATATGAACGAGAAAACTTTAGGTCAACGAATTAGAGAAAGACGCAAACAGGTTGGTTTAAGTCAAAACGATTTAAGCAAAGCCGCTGGCGTATCTGGCTCATCAATTTCACTATGGGAAAGCGACCATACAGCCCCGCGCGGGCAAAATTTGCATCGCCTGGCTGAGGTATTGCAATGTTCACCAACTTGGATACTGTTTGGTGACGAGGATAAAACACCAGATCCACCAGTTGCACTCAACAGCGCCTTAGACTTATCGGAAGATGAGTTGGAGATGTTGCGATTGTATCGCGCACTTCCAAAATCAGAGCAGCAAGCACAAATCAGCGAACTCCGTGCCCGCGTTGAGAATTTTAATCGCCTATTCACCGAGCTACTAGAAGCTCGCAAACGTAACAAACATCAGTAACCCCCTTCACAAATTTTAAAGCCTTACATTTCAATGTATTGGCTTTATTTTGCATTAAATATTGAGTTTTCTCATTAAAAATACTTGACCAACATTCATGAGAAAACTAAATTACCACCCATCAAGACACCGCACGGTGTTCTCAGCAAACAGTTCCGCTACCCGGCGTTAAGGGGAAATGAGGTCAGCATGGATACTATCGAGCTTGGCAACAACGAATCTCTGGTATGTGGCGTGTTTCCCAATCAGGACGGCACGTTTACCGCGATGACGTATACCAAAAGTAAAACGTTTAAAACCGAAGCTGCCGCGCATCGCTGGTTAGCCAGAAACGCTAACTGATTAGCGCCAGTAAAAACAGGTTTCCACAGGTTAATTTACCCTGAAAAGTCAGGGCATAACACGAAAGCGCACGGCGAGATCCCTTTGCATATAAGTCTTGTCGTTAAATTTCTTCGACCGTGCGCTTCTGGTTGTGGCAATCCGCGAAATGGCGCGGCGGTAAGTATGGCGGGGTTATTCCTTCCCCTTGAGGACACCGGGTTGTCAGGCTGACCATACGCTTAAGTGACAACCCCGCTGCAACGCCCTCTGTTATCAATTTTCTGGTGACGTTTGGCGGTATCAGTTTTACTCCGTGACTGCTCTGCCGCCCTTTTTAAAGTGAATTTTGTGATGCGGTGAATGCGGCTGAGCGCACGCGGAACAGTTAAAACCAAAAACAGTGTTATGGGTGGATTCTCTGTATCCGGCGTTAATTGTTAACTGGTTAACGTCACCTGGAGGCACCAGGCACTGCATCACAAAATTCATTGTTGAGGACGCGATAATGGAAACGTTATTACCAAACGTTAATACGTCTGAAGGTTGTTTTGAAATTGGTGTCACTATCAGTAACCCTGTATTTACTGAAGATGCCATTAACAAGAGAAAACACGAACGGGAGTTATTAAATAAAATATGCATTCTTTCAATGCTGGCCCGTTTACGTCCGATACAAAAAGGATGCTGGCAATGAATACAGCATTTGCACTTGTTCTGACAGTTTTTCTTGTTTCCGGAGAGCCAGTTGATATTGCAGTCAGTGTTCACAGGACAATGCAGGAGTGTGTGACTGCAGCAACCGAACAGAAAATTCCCGGTAACTGTTATCCGGTCGATAAAGTTATTCACCAGGATAATAACGAAATCCCGGCAGGTCTTTAAAACAGTTCCGTAATAAACATCCGATTTCATTCTTATATGCCAGCAATGGCAGGGATTTGTTCACCCTTAAATCTGTAATGAGGTAAAACAAAATGAGTAAAGTCTTTATTTGCGCCGCCATTCCGGACGAACAGGCAATAAAGGAAGAAGGTGCAGTCGCTGTAGCCACTGCCATTGAAGCCGGTGATGAACGTCGCGCCCGCGCAAAATTTCACTGGCAATTCCTGGAACATTATCCGGCTGCTCAGGACTGCGCTTATAAATTTCTTGTTTGCGAGGATAAACCCGATATTCCCCGCCCTGCCCTCGATTCCTGGGATGCTGAATATATGCAGGAAAACCGCTGGGATGAGGAGTCTGCTTCTTTTGTCCCGGTTGAGACTGAATCCGATCTGATGAACGTCACTTTTGACAAGCTGGCCCCTGAAGTACAGAACGCTCTCATGGTTAAGTTCGACACATGTGAAAACATCACCGTTGATATGGTTATTAGCGCACAGGAATTGTTGCAGGAAGACATGGCAACATTCAACGGACATATCGTTGAAGCGTTGATGAAAATGCCAGAAGTTAACGCCATGTGTCCGGAGCTTAAGCTGCATGCCATCGGGTGGGTTAAGCATAAATGTAAGCCTGGTGCCAAATGGCCCAAAATTCAGGCAGAGATGCGCATCTGGAAAAAACGTCGCGAAGGTGAACGCAAGGAAACCGGAAAATACACGTCTGTTGTTGATCTCGCCCGCGCCAGAGCCAATCAACAGTACACTGAAAATTCAACAGGAAAAATCAGCCCGGTCATTGCTGCCATTCATCGCGAATACAAGCAGACATGGAAAACACTGGATGACGAACTGGCCTACGCTCTCTGGCCTGGTGATGTGGATGCCGGAAACATTGACGGCAGCATCCATCGCTGGGCAAAAAATGAAGTTATCGACAACGGCCGCGAAGACTGGAAGCGTATCTCGGCATCAATGCGCAAACAGCCTGATGCCCTTCGCTACGACCGCCAGACTATTTTTGGCCTTGTCCGTGAACGTCCGATCGACATTCACAAAGATCCCGTAGCACTGAACAAATATATCTGCGAATACCTGACGACAAAGGGCGTGTTTGAAGATGAAGGAAGAAATCAGAGCGCAACTGATACTCTCTCGTCGCCAGTACCAGAAACTGATGCAGTGGAAACGGCAATTCCGAACAACGAAAAAACCGAATGCAAAGTGGAAGTCGAACCATCTGTAGAGCGTGAGGGGCCGTTCTACTTCCTCTTCACCGACAAGGATGGCGAAAAATACGGTCGCACAAACAAACTTTCTGGTCTGGATAAGGCACTGGCTGCCGGGGCTACTGAAATCACGAAAGAAGAATATTTCGCCCGCAAAAACGGTACATACTCAGGTTCACAACAAAATACTGGTGCATCTGACACGACCGCACAACCAGAGCCGGTAAAAGTTACCGCTGACGAAGTAAACAAAATTATGCAGGCAGCCAATATCAGCCAGCCTGACGCCGATAAGTTGCTTGCTGCCTCTCGCGGAGAATTTGTTGCAGGGATTAGCGACCCGAATGATCCGAAATGGGTTAAGGGGATCCAGACCCGCGATTCTGTGTACCAGAATCAGCCAGAAACGGAACAGAACGACCAGAAAGCGGAACAGAACAGCCCAAATACGCAACAAAACGAGCCAGAAACGAAACAACCTGAACCAGTAGTGCAACAGGAACCGGAAAAGATCTGCACCGCCTGCGGTCAGACCGGCGGCGGCAACTGCCCTGATTGTGGCGCGGTGATGGGCGACGCAACATACCAGGAAACATTCGATGAAGAGTATCAGGTTGAAGTTCAGGAAGATGATCCGGAGAAAATGGAAGGCGCTGAACATCCACACAAGGAGAACACTGGCGGCAATCAGCATCACGATAGCGATAATGAAACTGGCGAGACGGCAGATCACTCAATTAAGGTGAACGGTCATCAAGAAATCACATCCACCAGCAGGACGTGTGACCATCTAATGATCGACCTTGAAACCATGGGAAAAAATCCTGATGCCCCGATCATCTCAATAGGTGCAATATTTTTCGATCCGCAAACCGGAGATATGGGACCGGAATTTAGTAAGACTATCGATCTGGAAACTGCTGGCGGAGTCATTGATCGGGACACCATTAAATGGTGGCTTAAGCAATCACGCGAAGCGCAATCTGCCATTATGACCGATGAAATCCCGTTAGATGATGCACTGTTACAATTGCGGGAATTTATCGACGAAAACTCCGGTGAATTTTTTGTTCAGGTCTGGGGAAATGGAGCCAACTTCGACAACACGATTTTGCGCCGTTCATACGAACGGCAGGGGATCCCCTGCCCGTGGCGTTACTACAACGATCGCGATGTACGCACAATCGTTGAGCTGGGGAAAGCCATAGACTTCGATGCCAGAACTGCTATCCCATTCGAAGGTGAGCGCCACAATGCGCTGGATGACGCTCGTTACCAGGCAAAATACGTTTCAGCTATCTGGCAAAAACTGATCCCGAATCAGGCTGATTTTTAATGTTCAACCCCGGTCGTTGCCCACCAGCTATAGTGGCGGCGACCATGATTAGCGAACGACGCTCATGGCAAGACTTATTCTGCTCACTGAGTGGGCAAAAGAGGAATTCAGTGAACCGGTCCCTACTCCGAGTACGTTAAGTAAATACGCTAAAGCCGGAATGATATTTCCTCTCCCCAAAAAAGTTGGAAGACGCTGGCGAGTGGATCCACAAGCTCGCTTTGTCGGAATGGTAAACAAGCCGGAGGTGATCGCCACAGATCACCCTGCTTTGAAGAGGATACTGGAAGATGGCGCGCCCGCGAAAATATAAAACCGATGTTCCGGGATTATCTCCGTATTTTGACAAAAGAAATAACAAAGTTTACTGGCGTTACAGGCATCCCATAACAGGCAAAAATCACGGTCTCGGCAGTATTGACCAGAAACTGGCAGAAACTATTGCAGCAGAAGCGAACAGCCGTCTTGCCCGGCAGCAAATGGAACAAATGCTCAGTCTGCAGGAGAAAATTATTAGTGATACCGGCGGTTCATCAACCGTTACCATTTTTCTGAATAATTACAGAAAAATTCAACAGGAAAGATATGAAAACGGCGAGATCAAACTCAACACGCTGAAACAGAAAGCGGCCCCTCTCAGGGTATTTGATGAACGTTTTGGCACCAGACCGTTAGATGCCATAACCGTAAAAGATGTGGTATCAGTACTGGAAGAGTACAAGGCCAGAGGACATAACAGAATGGGACAAATTTTCAGGAAAGTACTGATCGATGTTTTCCGGGAAGCTCAGCAAACGGGCGATGTCCCGCCAGGCTTTAACCCTGCAGAATCTGCAAAAAAACCGCAGGTGCGGATATCAAGACAGCGACTGACTTTTGATGAGTGGATGATGATTTATAACGCAGCGGAAAAGGATGGTTACTTTTTACAGCGCGGTATGCTGCTGGCACTGATGACAGGCCAGCGCCTTTCAGATATTTGCAAAATGCAATTTTCGGATATCCGGGATGGTTATCTTCATGTCGAACAGCAAAAAACAGGAACCCGGATTGCCATCCCTCTGGCTCTGCGTTGCGATAAATTAAATCTCACCCTGGATGATGTGGTGTCATCCTGCCGCGATTGCGTTCTTAGTCCGTGGCTATTGCACCACCATCACGCGAAAGGGACAGCTAAGCGCGGCGGGATGGTTAAGCCAGCAACATTAACCGTTGCATTTAAAAAAGCCCGGGATTCTGTGGATTACAACTGGCGTGCTAATGGCACCCCACCCTCTTTCCATGAGCAGAGATCTTTATCAGAGCGATTGTTCAGAGAGCAGGGGGTTGATACCAAAATTTTGCTAGGCCATTCGAATCAAAAAATGACCGATATTTACAACGACGCACGCGGTAAGGAATGGAAAAAACTGGTCATTTGA